ATCTCCACATTTGCAAGGTCACCGACTTCGACACCATCACCGATAAAATCTTTGATGTCTTCCGCAAGGTTTGTGTAATATTCGACATCAACATCCCCGCCGCAGTCGCTGACGATATTATTCACCCCTTTTTCCGCATAAACGGAAATAGACGGAACATCAATTACTATCGGTGTGGCGAGTTCAAATGCTAATTGCGTATTATTATCCGCAAACCACTGTTTTACTCCCTCCGTTGTAGGTGTAACTGTTGAAGGTAATAAAAACTCAACTCCGTTTGTATTTTCTCTGCCTCTTACATTTCCAACTTCATTATCTATACTCGTTTCAAATTTATCACTTATTATATTTAGATTTCCATTTGCTTTATCCGTACAGTCAAAGTATGCTTTAACGATTCCACTTATCGAGCCATTGTATTGAAGTGTCGGAGTATTTTCGTCAACAAGAATATAGCCGTGTGTTATCGTCAGCCTTCCCGACTTATCATACACGCCGCCGTAAACTGTCTGACCGAAGGCGATAGTGTAGGTCTGTCCGTTGTAGGGGGCGTATGGCTTAACATTAGAGCCTAATGTTATTCGTATTTTGCCTACATTTGTGGGATAACTTGAACAGATAATTTTGAAATGTATATCGTTTCTGAACTCTGTCAGCGTAAACTGAATATTAGTAGTATTAGAAACATCAACATTTTTCACGCCGCCCCAAGCTACTTGTAAGCGTTGTGCATTATCAATAGCAAGAGTATAAGTGCCTGCGGGTAATGAAATAAACTGTGTTTCAGAACCTTCCGCAATACTGTCCTGTGTTTCAACAATGAGATTACCACTACTGTCAACGGAAAAAAGGTTATTACCGTAAACCTGCCATGACAGTATATCGGCATTGTTAAGAAAGTTAGCACCGCACCTTGTCAAGTTCAACTCGGAGTGTCCGACTATCGGAATAGGATTGTCGGGCGTGCCGTTTCCGCCGCCGCAGACGATGTCAGCCGTAAGCGACTTTAATTCACCCGCAAACGATGTGGAGAAGGAACACGGGTTCCCTGATGCGGTCTTGACGATGTCTGCATCACCGCCACCACCGCCCCCGCCTTGTGCTATCTCATTGATAGCACCCGTGATGGTCTTGTTTTGTGTCTGTAAGTCCGACACATACTGTGTCGCATTGACTATCTTGTTAGCAAGGTTTAAAACGGGTGCCTTCATAGAAGTATAACCCGTTTCACTTGCGGTATTCACAACCGATAACTCCATCAGGTCAGAATTGCCGATGCTTGGAGCCGTTGAAAGGTCTGATATTCTGTAATCGTCAGGCATGATTTTTTCCTTCCTTTACTCTGATATTAGTCTTCCACCATCTTCGGTGATTCTCTGATAACCATCTTCCGTTATCTTCTTGTAGTTCAAAGATTCTATTTGCATCCTCATAACTTCAGTCAGGTCTTTGACCGCAAGTCCGTCTATCTCATAGACATAAATGTTGTCTGATGCGATACCCCAAAGAACTTCGGCAAAGTCAAAGTCAACACTTTCGCTGATGTCTTCTTTGATACCCATACCGACAAGTGAAATCTTGAAGATATTTTCCTTGATCTCTATCTGACCATCGAAGTATTCACTTCCGTATAGTCTCTGACCTTCAAGGACAACATGAGCATGATTAGTGTCGATGGTTGTCTCTTCTATGCCGTGCGTAACTATCCTGACTTGCCAAGTGTGTCTTTGGTTCGGTGCAACATTCCGCACGATATAAAAGAAGTCTCTTGTGATGGAGAAATCAACGGGTTCAATTACCGCTTCTTTCTCTTCCGTGTAAGGTTCTTCCGATGGTTGTGGAACTATCGGAACTTCCGTATTGGCTACAATAGCGGAAAGGCTTTCGTAAGGCTTATATGAGACAAGTTCTTCATCAAGATAATATCTCAATTCATAACCGCCATTGATGCCTAGATCACGAAGCATATCAAAGATAAACTCGTGCATTATCTTGACTGTGGTGGTTTGTGCTGATGTGAAAGCCAAAGAAGCAATTGTAACTTCTTGTTCACTCCCGAAGGTTATCGGGTCAAGGTTCGTGTAAGTATAATATGAGACTTCATTCTGCGTAGTGTTATTGATCAGACCCGAAATGTCCTTGTCTGTCTTTGACTGACCTTTTCGCAGATTCGGGTTATCACCATAACACTTGACGGAGAATGACTTGTTATAAGTCCAAGTCAGTTCCATGACCGCACCCGTTGATGTGTCACCCGAATAGTCATCAGTCAGGGAAACAACATCACCAAGGTCAAGAGCCACAAAAGCGGGAAGCATACTGATAGAAAATGGTGTATATTTCATCCGCTTGATGGAATTGACAATGTTTTCCGCTCTTCGTTCCTTGGCTTCGTAAACACCCAACTGTAAGAATGGTTGTGTTCCAAGGTTCATTGTCAGTCCGTTTCCGTCTCCGAAGACCCTGACCAACTTTGCTTGTGCATCCGTGAAACTGACTGTGTCATACAAGGTTTCGAAGTCAGAGAACGAAGACCCTGACTTTCGTCTTTGCTTTGGTATGGTCAAGACCGAATCATCGTCAAATGCCCGAAGTTTCCATGACCCGTTTCTGTCTGCGTATGCGAAACCGCCCACCATTTGAGCCAATGCGGATAACAGATCACGGAATGTTTCAAGGTTTGATTCTTCGTAGATGCCTATTATTTCAGTTCCGTTTGGGAGAAGGTCACATTCTGCTTCCGTCATTCCAAATGTGGTGCCCGTCTCCGTTGCGATATACGAACAGAAGCCATAAATTTTCGAACTTGCCTGACTGATTTCAAAATTTTTATCAAGTTTTGAAAGGACATCATAAGCGGTTATGTCAACACCCGCCGCAGTCCATACCGCTTCTGCGACATAGAAGGTGCCTATCGGAACCGATTCATATATGGGTTCGTCAAGTTCGTCATAGCCTACAAGAAGAGAATCAGAAAGTGTGATGGTCTTTCCCTGATATTCTCCCCTTTCAAGGATGTCGGTCAGGAAGGTCAGTTTAAGGGTTCCGATATATACGGAACCCAATTCAACCTTCTTGTCAGCACATCGGTTGGAATACGAGACACCGATCACATCAGCATCGGTGAAACTCACACCATCAATGACACCCGACAATTTATGTGTCTGAATCTGATCTAGCATCTTTGTCAGATATGCTTCCGTGACTGAATACATGGTTAAAACTCCATAACTTTTACTGAAACTGTGAAAAGTCCATTTGTGTTCGGTGCCCATTCGGAGAATTGCACCAACTGTTCCTGATAGTCTCTTATCCTGACTGTATAGGTTGACCCCATATACACCATCGTTACCGATTCTTTAAGGGTCAGAGCCTTTAAAATATCTTTTCTGTGGGAAGAAAGGTTGAATGACATATTCCAAGATTTCTTGGAAGGTCTGACCATCACAACCAAGTCTGTTCCCGCTTCCGACTGTGATACATTCTCAATGGCATTTGAAGTCATTGTAGGTGTGTTCGGGTTCGGAAATGATTCCCCGTCAAAGTAAAGATAATAACCTAACATTTAATGACCCCCCGTCAGATAATTGTTTCTGCTTAAAGCATCGACAACCAAAGTGTCAACATGGTCACCACCGATATATATCGGGAAGACCCAAGTGCCTTCACCGCTTACACTAGCGGATGCAACCGCTTGTTCAATACGGGAAAGACCGCTTCCGTACTCTGTCTGATGGTTAACCATGCTCTGTGAACCCGCATCCCATCCCGAACTGACAATGCTTGCCATGCCATTCAGAGCCGCTTTAAGTTCGGGTGCTTTCTTCTCCATTGATTCAATGAAGGAATCGACCATGTCACCGCCCGATTCCGAGAAGTCAGACAAAGCACCGACATCAGGTTCCGAGAAGTGAAGGTAAGATGCGATGGTTTTTGCGACATTGGAAACCGCAGAAGTCAGTTTTCCGATCATTTTCTTGATGCCATCAATGAAGTTTTGAATCATGTCAGCACCCCAATTTCCCGCCGCCGTGATAATCTTTCCGAAAGCATCACCAAACGATTTCAGAAGGGCATCTTTACCATCACCAACGATATATTTACCCATTTCAACCACAAGGGTGACAAGAGCCTTGATGACTGCGGCAATTATGGCGGGAAGATTCTTCACGATGGCTACCAACATGGTGACACCCGCATCAATAATCGAAGGAAGTGCATCACCCGTCAAGAACTTCACGATACCCATTATGATT